CAACAACAATGTGGTTTAGTTTATTACAAAAACGAAGTAATTCATATTCATTGTTTTCTGTTTTTTTATATCCAAGATTTAATCTTTTTTTACCAAATGTCATTATAGATATTAAATTTGAATTGTAATATAAACCTAAATTAAATTTACTACCAACTGAGCCCTGGATATGGTTTTCTTCCAAGAATTTTGTTTTTGTTTGTGTGTCGACATATTTTACTTCACAATTTCTAGCAAAAACACGAACACTAGTAAGACCTAATAATGTTTTAATTCTACTTTTTACAATTTCTTTTTTATTATCCCATTCATCTTCAAAAATATGAACCACTCTAATACCTAGTTTTTTACATTCATTTGTTTTTAAACTATGATATTGTTTGTCTTTAAATTTATCTGAATGCCAAAACAAACCGTCAAATTCAATGGCAATATTATGTTCTGGTATAAAAATATCTAATTCTTGACCTTTAAGAATATTGCGGTCATTTTCAACATATTTAATATTATGTTCATCTAAAAATTCACAGATTTGTTTTTCTTTAAATGATTTTAAATCATTTATTGGATTACACAAAATACAAGGGTTTATGTCATTTTCAAATCTATAAGACAGCAAAGACCTCTCAATTAAATAAGGTTGATTACATTTATCACATTTTATTTCAATTGTTTTTCCGGTATAACCAATAACATTTAAATTTTCATATTTAGAATAAAACCATTCAGTTTTTTTATCAAACCCAACTTGTCTAATTTCTGGTAAAACTAAAGGAGTTGAAACACCGTATTTAGTTTGGTTTGTGTTTTTTATTTTTTCTTTGGTTGAATCAAGTTTTGATATATGATCAACATTGTGTTTTTCTATTGTTTTTGATTTTATATATTCTTTATCTTTAAAAACATTATCAACACCAAATGATCTAATAAAACTTTCTTTTATTTTATTTTTAACATCATCAGAACAAATTGGTGCGTTTCCACCGTATTTAACAATATTTGTTTCTTTGATTTTTGTTTTTCTTATTCCACATTTGTTGGCACATAAAACGGAACAATATAAACCATAACCTTCAGTTAATGATTTTTTAAATTTCAAATTATTACCACAATTCTGACATTTTGGTATATTTTGGATTTTATTGATGTAGTGCCATATTTTTTGTTTAAAGGGTAAATCAATTAAATCGTTGTTATTGTAGTTAATTATTTCAAAATATAACTCTGGATAATTTTTTTTTAAAAAAGATTCTTTAGTTTTTGCACCACTATTATTATTTTCTATAAAAAATTTAAGTAAATCCATTTTTTTTACTTTATAAGATATTTATGAGTAATGTAAATAATATAATTTACAAATATAAACATAAATATTAAAAAAAACAAAAAAATGGCTGATTTATTAATGAAAATGCCTATCCCTTACGAACCTAAACGTAATAATAGGTGGATCTTGAGATTCCCTTCTTCTTTGGGGATAAATGAATGGTATGTTGAAAGCACATCACGACCAAAATTAAAAATAAATTCAGTTCCAATCCCATTCTTAAATACTGAGGTTTATGTTGCTGGTAAATTTAATTGGGAATCACTTCCTGTTGTATTTAGAGATCCAATCGGACCGTCTGCAACACAAGCTATTATGGAATGGATTAGAACTTGTGCTGAATCTGTAACTGGTCGTATGGGTTATGCCGCTGGATATAAGAAAAATGTTGATCTTGAAATGTTAGATCCAACAGGAGTTGTTGTTGAAAAATGGATTCTTGAAGGTGCTTGGCTTACCGGATACGATGGGGGATCTTTAAAATATGGTGGAGATGAGGTTTCAACAATATCTTCCACGATTGTTATGGATCGTTGTATCTTAGTTTATTAGTTTTTTACACACCCTTTACAACCAAAATATAAATCCATATATTTATTAGAAATAGTAAATGTATGGATTTTTCTTTTTTTACAACTAATAATAAATCTGGTTATAAAACCAATGAAAAATGGTTAAATAATAATGAACCAGAATTATATTCAAAAATAGTTGAATATTCAAAAAATATCCAAGACAATATAACCTTTAAAGAAAAAATATATTTTTATTTTCATAATTTAACACAAAGACCAAAATGCGTATCTTGCGGCAATGAAATAAAATTTAGAAATAGATTTGATAAACCATACGGTGATTTCTGTTCCTTAACTTGTGCAAATAATTCAAAGGACGAATTAATTAATAGACAAAAGAAAACTTTCAATAAAAAGTATGGTGTTGATTTCTACACTCAACATAATGATTTCATAAAAAAACAAAAAGAAACCAAATTAAAAAAATACGGTAATGAAAATTACAATAATATTGAAAAGGGTAAAAAAACCAAAGAAATAAATTATGGTAATAGTAGTTACAATAATGTTGATAAACAAAAAAGAACTTGTGAGTTAAAATATGGGGTTGATAATTATGCAAAATCAAATAATTACAAAAACAAACTAATTAATGATTTTAAAAATTTATATCCAGATATTAGTTTTAAGGAAGTTAAAAAAGGTTCGGTTATTATTTTTTGTCCGACTTGTAAAAATGAATCCGAACTTCCCAAACAATTACTGTATGAACGACATAAAAGAAATTATGAATGTTGTTTAAATTGTAACCCGCTTGGTTTTAGTCAGAGGAGTGGTTATGAAGAAGAAATTTCCAAGTTTTTAACCGAGATTAATATCACACACATAACAAATTATAAATTACCTAATTCAAAAGCTGAAGTCGATTTATTTATTCCGGAGTATAAAATGGGGTTTGAGTTCAATGGTCTATATTGGCATAATGAATTATTTAAATCACCAAATTATCATTTGGAAAAGACGATTAAATGTAATAATCTTGGAATTGGTTTAGTTCATATTTTTGAAGACGAATGGATATATAAAAAAGAGATTGTAAAATCAATTATAAAAAATAAACTTAACATTAGTGAAAATAAGATATATGCTAGAAAGTGTATTATAAAAGAAGTATCAACACCAGAATCTAAAAAGTTTTTAGATGAAAACCACATCCAGGGAAATGTTAATTCAAGTGTAAAACTAGGACTATATCATAATGATGAATTAATATCACTTATGACATTTTCAAGAGGTAGAATTATTATGGGAGGAAAAAAAGATGAATGGGAATTAAATAGATTTTGTAATAAGATAAACACAAATGTTATTGGATCGGCATCGAAATTATTAAAGTCTTTTGTTTCAACATATAAACCAGAAAAGTTAATATCATATTCTGATGTTAGAATTTTTGACGGTAAAATGTATGAGAAATTAAATTTTAAAATGATTTCACAATCAAAACCAAATTATTGGTATGTAATTGGTGATAAAAGACATTATAGATTTAATTTTAATAAATCAAATCTGGTGAAAGAGGGTTATGATAAAGATAAAACAGAAAAACAAATTATGTTTGATAGAAAAATTTATAGGATATATGATTGTGGAAATATTCGTTGGGAATTAACTATTGATTAAATCAAGTATTCGTTTATTTTTTAATAAAAAAAACTATGGATCAAGATTTAGTAACATACGGACAAATGGATTTTAATTTACCACACGATATTGTCCAACTACCATCAAATGGTATTTTCTATACATCAAAAAAGAAATCAGTTAAAGTTGGTTATTTAACTGCTAGTGATGAAAATATCTTGGTAAATATTGACGGAACAAAAACAATAAAGGAAACAATTATTATTCCTTTGTTAAGAAATAAATTATACGAAAGAGATATAAGACCAGAAGAATTATTAGAGGGTGATGTTGAGGCCGTTCTTTTATTTTTGAGAAACACATCATTTGGTCCGGAATATAACATTGTTGTAAATGACCCAAAAACAGGAAAATCGTTTGAAGCCTCAATTATGCTTGATGAGTTGAACATCATTCAACCAAAAGTTCAACCAAATAGCGAAGGTTTATTTGAAGTTGTATTACCAACTTCTGGTGCTCATGTCAAATTAAAATTACTAAGTTTAATTGACACAATGGAAATTGATAAAATTGTTGATCTATATCCAGTTGGATATAATGCACCAATTGTCACCACAAGGTTGTCAAAAATGATTGTTGAATTAAATGGGGATAAAGACCAAAATAAGATTTCTACCTTCATCCAAAATATGCCGATTAGAGATTCTAAATTTATTAGATCCTTTATGAAAGAAAATGAACCAAGATTGGATCTTAAAAGAACTGTTATAGCCCCGTCAGGAGAAAAGGTAGATGTAAATATCGCCTTTGGGGTGGAATTTTTTCGGCCTTTCTTCTAAATACTCAAAATTCTTATTGGACGAATATTTTTATCTTGCAAAATACATACATATGCAATATAATGAATTTTTGTCAATCCCAACATATGTTAGAAAATATCTTGTAGAAAAGCTGTTGGAAGATTTGCAACCACCAAAAAATCAATAAAAAAGTATTTATTGTAAAAAGTTAATATGGGTCTTACTGATAGTTTATTATTAAAACTTGCACAAGGTATTTTTGGATCAACAATTAAATCTGTTAATGATTTATCTTCCGACCAGAAAAAAGCCGTTGAGGCCGCATATAAACAAGGTATGGCGGATGCTGAAAACAAGAAAGAAAAAACAGAATTAAAAAGTTCTCCATCAACAATTACCGTTAGTGATACGCCATCAGATAAAGCGGCAGGTGCTTTAGATTTTTCAGGGATTGTTAGTGATTTAGGTGAAGGTCTTGGTAGAGCGACAGCACCATTTACTAGTTTAGAAACAGTAAAAAATGATGTTAATGCGTTAATTATTGAGTCACAAAAACTTGCCAACACAATGGGTCTTGGTCGAGCAAGAGCCGGTGAGTTGAAATCCACAATAGCCGATACTTTACCAGAAATGGTAAAATTAGGTTTTACAACAAGTGAGGGAATAGACAAATTAATACAAATTCCAAACGCACTTAAAACAAACGCATCAATCGCTAATGAAACCATAGTAGAATTGGCCGCGACATCCAAATTTGCCGGTGTTGATGTTGGAAGTTTAGTCAAAGAGTTTTCAAGTGTAGGAACACAACTATCAAGTGTTGGTGATGAAATGGCCGATGTTGCAAATTATGCTAAAAGTGTTGGTGTTAATGTTAAAGAAGTTACAGCCGGAGTTGTTGGAAATTTAAAACAACTTAATTTGTTTAATTTTGAAAACGGAGTCCAAGGGTTGGCAAAAATGCAAGCACAATCAGCAATGCTTGGTGTTAATATGGAAAAAGTTTTCGCAAAAGCGGATTCATTATTAAATCCAGAATCAGCAATTGAATTTACTTCAGCATTACAAAGATTAGGTGTAACATCAACAGAATTATTAGATCCACTATCAGCTATGGATATGGCTCTTAACGACCCAGCAAAACTCCAAGATGAAATGACCAAGGTTGCACAACAATTTACAAGGTTGAAAGCGGATGGAACCGGATTTGAAATTTTACCAGGTGCTAAATTACAATTAAGAGAAGTTGCAAAAGAACTTGGTATGAGTGCCGACGAGTTGGCAGGTATGGCAATCAAAAGTTCTGATTTGGATATGAAATTAAAACAAATTAGATTTCCAAGTTTTGCGGCTAGTGAAGAAGATAGAATGTTAATTGCTAATATGTCTCAAATGAAAGACGGTAGAGCTGTTGTTCAGATTACAGATGAGACAGGTGAGAAAAAAGAAGTTGCGGTTGAGGATTTAACGGCTAATCAGTTAGAAGAACTAAAAAAAGAACAAGCGAATCAAAATAAATCAGCTGAAGAAATTGCAAGAGATCAGCTTTCCGTCCAAGAAAGAATTGAAGGTATTTTGAAAGGTACTGAATTATCCGCAAGAATGGGTGTTGCAAGTTCTGGAACATTACAAAGAGCAGCTGAAGCTAACTTGGCTATTAGAGAATCTGCAATGGAAAACCTATATGGTAAAGTAAAAACTAAAGATGTGAGAGGTGCTGTCACTGATATTACATCACCAGTTGAAAGTTCTATAGTTTCTTTATTCACAGAAGGTGGTCTTTCTTCTGAAAATATTACAAGAATATCGGACACACTAAATGATATACCAAAAAATTTAATGAGTAGAGTTTTTGGTTTGACTATGGGTGCATTAGAAGGAGCTGAAAGTGGTATTAAACAAGGTGCTGCAAGAGTATCTGGAATATATGGTGGTATTGGTGGACTTCAACCAATTACCGAGTCTGAAGTTAGCACAAGTTATATAACACAAATTAAAGAATTTGTCAGTAAAGCTACAACACT